TGCACTAGGAGTCCCAAATGGATTTGTGCCAGAGGAAAAATTTGCATTATCTAAAGCGGATGCTAACGGCATTTTTCTTGTAAGTTTTGCATCTATTAAATCATTATGTGGGGTGACTTTGTTCACTATTGCTAGAAAATCACTCATAGTAATAACAAGACCAGTTGCTGGATTTTGTACAATACCGCCTAAATTTGAGAATGTAATTGTTGGTCTTGAAATAACTCCCGTGCTATTCTTTTCAAAACCTTGGGTCTGTACTGCTACCCTTTGATACGAATTTGATTGGAATATTACTTCACCAAAAGAATTTAAATTTGCACCAGCATGGAACCTATAAACAGTAGGTAAGTTCTGTGGATTTCCTGTAGCAATATGTTTCCCAACAGTAAGCTCAAGTTCAAAAAGTTCAATAATAGAACTTGGGTTTATTTTATTTAATTCAGCAAAAGGGATAGCCATTACGCCTCAAACACCTCTCTAAATACACAGCTTAATGTCACTCTGTTTAGAAATGGTATAGATCTTGGAAAAGAAGTGCATACAAATTTTCTTGAACTTGTTTCACTAGGTAATGTGAAATCAAAAGATGCCCCATCATCTACTCTTGCATTTAAAAAGTTTATAGCTGTAGTTGCATCAGTTTGCGAAAGTTCAAAAACTAAATTAACAGATAAAGGATTTTGATTAAGTCCCTCCGTTAACCTTTGCTCAAAACCATCCCCAAAACTTAAAATATTTACTTTTGGTTTTGCATTAATCCTAGTATTATATATAGGATTTGCTATTGGAAAAGTTGCCATTAGCTTAATAAACCTCCAGATCGTTTTTGATTAATTATTTCAGCTTGTATTGCTGCGGCAAGCTGTTCTCCAAACTGATTAGCATTTGCATCATCACCTTGAACAGCAGTTCCAGAAGCATCCACATTAACAACAATATTATTTGTCACTGACTCTCCACCGATTTTATTATTTGGAGTAACAAAACCTCCGCTTGACCCCATTGTTAACAACTCTGGGCCTTTTTCTCCTACTAAATAAGTTTTACCAGCCGACACAGGGCCACCATTTGCCGCCTCTCCATCTACTTTAAAAATATTGCCAAGAAATTTTCCGATATTTCCACCCAAGCCAGACAATGCTTGATCGAGAACTAGATCTAACAACTTGTCTCTTATCTTATTAAGAACATTACTCATTGCATCTCCAAAAGATTGCGCTCCCGTAATTGCATCCCTTAAATTATCTTTAATCCCTTTTTCTATTTCTTCACCAACTGCTTCTAAAGTTTCTTTTAATTTTTCTGCTGCATCTTTTTTCTTTTTATATAAATCAATAGAGTCTTTTAATTTTTGGTTTTCTTTGTCTTGTTCTATTATTATTTCTGCTAACTCCTCCCCATATTTCTCAACAAGTTCTTCTTTTCTTTGTTCCAAATCAAATTGTTTTCTGCCCTCTTCTGTTTCAATTTTTATTCTCTCTTCAGCAACTTTTAATTCTTTATTTTTTTCCCTAAGGGTTTTTAAGGTTTTGTCAAATTCTCTAGCTAATTCAACTCCCTGAGTTATTGGTAATCTTTTTTCTAGTTTTTCAAGCTCTTCATTAGCTTTTTTCAACTGTTGCTCAAAACCTTCAGCACCAGAAACCATTGTAAAACCTTTTTGATCCTTTGTAATTTCTTTAATTTTCTTTTGTAACTCAGAAATCTTTTCTTTTGTTGTGTCTATTTCTGTCTGAATCGCTGCGGAACTTCCTGTGTCTAAAAGTTCATTAAATTCTTTTTGTGCATTGACAGCTTTTAAAATTTCTGTGACTAAAAGTCCAAAGCCAATGACTGCTAAACCTATTCCTGTTTTTGCAAGAGCAACCTTAAATGCTGTTGCAGCAGCAGTCGCACTTGTAAACCCTGCTGCCGTTGCTGCAAGAGTCGCATTTGTTGCGACTAAACTTCCTGTAGCAATCTGACCTCCAACTCCAACTCCAATCAGACTTGCTTTAAAGGCTACAGCTTGAGCAATAACTATCGGTGCAACAACTGATATTCCCTTTATAGCAGCAGCAATTCCGATAAATGCTAAAGTAACCTGTCCTGCTTCACTATCGACAAAATCAGTAATCGCCTTGACAAATGCAGTTGAAGCTTTTGTTATTGCCACAATCGAAGGTAATAACTTATCGCCAAGCGTTAATTGCAATTCAAGTGCAGCATTACTAAAGGCTTTAAATGCTGCCTCTGGTGAATCTTTTATTATATCGTCTACAGTATCTTGATATTTTTCTGTTGAATTTGCTAAAGCCCTAATAATAATATCTGTTTTTAATAAGCCTTTTGATGCAAAACTTTTTAACTTACCCTCTGCAATACCAGTTTCTTTTGAAATAGCAGATAAAAGTTGTGGGATTTGCTCTGCAATACTTCTAAATTCATCACCTTGTAATTGTCCAGAACCTAAACCTTGTGCTAACTGAGTAAACGCTGCGTTCATCTCACTGGCATTTAAGCCAGCAGCAACAGCAAGTGTATTAAAACCTATAAAGGCAGTTTCAATATCTTTTAACTCAATTCCTAAAGGTCTTAATCTTGCAAATATATCTGTTACGCTTTTAGTGGCCTCAACTATAGATAAATTAAATTTGTCTTGAGCTTTTGTAACTAATTCTTGTACCTGTGCAAACTCTCCATATTCTGAAGTAAGACCTTTCATTCTAAGCTGTAAAGTCTTAAAGTTTGCTGTCGTTGATATTGTTTGTTTTGCTAATACTGTAAATCCAATTCCAGCTATTGCTGTTTTTATGCCACCAAATGACTTCTGTAATTGATTAGTTTGATTCTGTACACCCTTTAAGGCTCTAGTCGCACCTGTAGCATCAACCGTAAGTTTTACATTAGCCTGTGCCACAAATAAAAAAAGCCTTTATTCTATATTACCTTGAATTGTGTTTTTGTCGTTGCAATGATCTTTTTTCTTCGTCTGCTTTAATTTCATAATATCCAGCCCAATAAATAAGCTCCGCCTCAGTCATGTTAAGCCTGAGTTCTTGCACTGTCTTGCTAAGTTCTGTTGCTAGGAAAAACTCAAATCTTAACCAGTTATCCCCTTTTATTCTTTTTTTGCTGTGTCTATATCTAACTGAATATCAAATAAAAACAATTCAAGATCATTCAGCACCTTTTCTGGTAGCGATCTCTGTAATATTGCAGCATCTGACATATCAAAAGCTGGAGTTCCATCTTCTTTCTGTGCCATCTTACAAAGTAACTGGGTTGACACTAACAATGCCTCATCAGTCCCCGCTAGTTGCTGTGCTTTTTGCCTGTCAAATCTAGTAATAGGCGGAAAATATAAAACAGATAAAACTTTTCCAGAACTATCTTTCAGTTCATACTTTCGTCTAGCTGTCATCTCATCTTTGAAAGCATTAATGAGAATGTCTGCTGTTCTTTCAGTTGCCATAATTAAAATGCGAAGTTTTTAAAAAAAATTAAATAGCAGAAGTAATAGTTCCACTAGGCTTAAATGTAATGTTAATTGTACTTACATCACCCATAGATGAACCTTGCTCAAAACCTGTTATAAGGCCGCTAAAACTAATTTTTGCAGAACCACTAGCACTATCAGGAAAAAGCTCAAAAGCTGCTGTTCCAGCGTCACCTGTAGTTAATACACCATCAACAAAAGTTGCAGTCTCACCAGAAGCAGCATTGTCATAAACTAATTCAGCAGACCCCTCGCCTTCAATAAGACCACCAATAAATTTTTTAAAAGTGTCACCTTGAACAGTTGTTTCTTGGGTATCTTTAGTGATAGACATAGACCATGATCTTGTTCCCAAAACAGGGTTTACTGAAGATCCACCGTCATCAAATTTGACTTGGCCTACATCTCCTTTAACAGCAGCCATAACAATAAAAAGAAAGATTTATAATTATATTAACCTTTTTTCGGCTTTTTTACAGCTTTTGCTTTTTCTTTCTGTTTTTCCATATAACGTCTGCACTGAGGATCCCAATAATTTGGATCTCTTCTGCCCTTTACTGCTTCGATAGCATCAAGCATTTCTTCAGTGATTTCAATCATGGTGTAAGTGCTTCATATATTTCAAATGTTATTCTAATCTGTGTTTGAAACTTACCTTCTGGAGTTGATTGTAATATCTCTGGGCCTACTGGTGGATCAAAACGGACATTAGAAACTGAAATTCTGTTAAATAGATTTCTCAATCTTTTAGCAATATCAAAATTTGCCCCTGCTCCT